AGATGCCGTACAAACCAGAAGAAATCAAAAGACGTATTGCCACACTCAAGCAAGCGCATCCAGAGATTGACTGGGAGCATGACCCACTATACAAGCCCCCGCCTGAAGAAGAAGGGCTGACTTCGTATGAGAAATGGAAACTGAAACGAAAGGAAGGCAAGGATGCCTAACCATTGTTACAACCGACTGACTATTACGTCAGACAATCATGGACTGCTAATCCAGATGCGTGATGCTGCGTTGATGGAAGACGAGAAACTCTTAGAGTTCCTGTGTCCGTTCACAAAAGAGACTGACTACAAGTATGACTATGACTGGTGTGTAGAAAACTGGGGAACCAAGTGGGACATCTTTGATGTTGACATAATATCTCTGGTTGATGACGAACTTGAACTGTGCTTTAGCACTGCATGGTCGCCGCCTGTCGAGGCAATACGGCATGGTTCAGACCGCTACGGCTTTGACTTTGAACTTACCTACAAGGAAGAAGGCATGATGTTTATAGGTATAGCATTGCCCCTCATGGCAACACACTATAGCTATACATTTGATAAGCCGCCGCATGAAGAAGGGATACCCGACCATCTAATAGATGAATGGGGTATAGATGTAGACTATGATTACTACATTATAAATGCAGAAGATGACGAACTGTCTAGCGACCAGAAGGAATGGCGCAAGATGTTACTTGAAGACATGCAAAAGGAGTATGGCAATGGCTAAATACATAGTAAGGCTGACAATTTCCACAGCAATAGAAGCCGAAGACGAAGACGAGGCTTTGGAAGAAGCAAAGTTAAACTTTGACTATAGTGATTTACACTATGCAGATGTAGAGATAGAGGAGTTACAAAATGTCTAAGAAAAAATACATAGCAGTAGGTGTGATGGAGTTCGACATGTTTGTTGAGTTCGATGAAGACGATATCCCTGCAGGCATGGATGAGTGGGAGTATGCCCGTCACCTTGCCGACCACGGCGCATGGGAAGAAGAAGCACATGGCGGTGACTTCCGCATCTGTGACGTAATGGAGAATGAAGAATGATTGACGTATCAATTTTGTTTATATATATAGTAATCGTAGGCTTTATTGGCTACTACATTTTGGATAGGAAAAAGTAATGATGTTAGCAATATTAATTGACCCGTTCACCGAAACGATTGAGGTGGTGGACTACTCTGGAGACTGGCAAGATATTTCTACACTGCTTGAGTGTAGTTTGTTTACGACCATTGACCTTGGTGACAGTGACACGCTGTATGTAGATGACGAGGGGTTGTACGTTGAAGACCAACGCTTCTTTAACCTAGAAGGTTATCCACAACCTCTCGCAGGTCGTGGTCTTGTGTTGGGATACACCCTCGATGGTGACTCTACTGATAGTAGCCTGACTGTATCACAGGTACAAGATATGGTATCGTGGTGTCCCGAAGGGCTGACAGTAGAGCCTAGCTTCGAGGTACACGGCTTCAACAACCCTGCAGATATACTTGAGGCTTTGGGTATTGATACCAAGACATTTACTGGTACAGTAACCACAGGCAAAGGAGAAGATAATGCTTGACATACCCCTGTCAATATCATATATTGAAATCGGAATCCTGATTGGTGTGTGGTTAAACACGACAATCAATGTGTATAATTTTATGAAAGGATAGCCTGTGGCTAGATATGAAGTTTCGTTTGTGATTGACGCAGACATTGAAGATGCGGGTCAGCAACCTTGGTGGCTCCTGCTAGGCGATAACGCAATGCCTATGGAATGGCTTGAGTATGTAATGGTTCGTGACCTAGAACCAGAGGAGCAGGTATTGGATGTTGAGTTCATGCCTGATACAATCAATGTGATTGACATGGTGCAAAGGCAGGAGCCGCCGAAGCCTACACTAACGCTAGTGGTGAACAACGATGACAAACCAACCGAAACTGCCGAAGAACCGCAGTCCGATAGCTAAGTCTCTGTCCGAAGGACAGTACCAACCTAAAGTAGTGAAGCCCAAGAAAGGCAAGGGAAGCTACAAAAGAAAAGGAAAAGAAGATGACCAATAAACACACGAAAATGTTTCGACCTTGGTATGAGGACAACGTACTCAGCCAGTGGGAGAAGGTAAAAACTGGTGATAAATCATACACTTACAAGAAGGTCAAGCAGGTACGTTCACACAAGGACGACAGGCTTGGTCGTCAGTGGGAACACGAAAGGATTTGGAATGACTAGTCAGCTACTCGTACTCATGGATGAGTTACAACCGCAGATTGGTTCAGGCCACAGGTGGGTCGAAGCCAAGGTAGGATACAAGTGGGTGTTCGTGCGTGAGCGTACAGCCGGAAACCGCAAGCGTATCAAGCGGCAACTATGGGACAGTCTGGTAGCACAGACAGAACGATATCTTGCAAGGCAAGAAAAAGGTTTTACAAAGCTGAGAAAGAAAGCGGAGAAAAGAAATGGATAAATGGGATGACGTTGGATGCGTCAAGGAATACTTGAGTGCCTGCCCCTATGCAGAGTTTACTCAGATAGATGACATCTATGATGACGGTGATGTGTACGTCCTAACAGTAGGCATGGCAGTCAGGAAGGAAGACTTGGAAAATGATTGAGACAATATTTGCTAACGCCCTGATGTGTATGTCATTGAACATATACCATGAAGCACGCAACGAAAGCACAGCAGGACAGCTTGCAGTCGGACAGGTCGTAATGAATCGTGTGTATGATGACCGCTTCCCCGACACTGTTTGTGCAGTGATTAAGCAGGGCATTCATTGGGAAAGCAAACCAGCCCGTAACAGATGTCAGTTTAGCTGGTACTGTGATGGTCTGTCTGATAAGCCACGCAATAAAAAAGCTTTTGAGACAGCACAGGAGAACGCACAGATTGTGTTGAACGGCTGGTTCGGTACGTTCATGGACGGGGCTACACATTACCACGCTGACTATGTAATGCCTAGTTGGTCGAAGACCCACACGAGGATTGTCAAGATTGACAGCCACATTTTCTACAGGTGGGACTGATGTTTAATAAATCAAAAGCTATTCTTGTTCGCTGCTCCGATAAACGTGAGTCACCTACTCGTGATATCGCAGAGGGATTTATCGGGGGCGAATGCCGCTTGGTTCAGCTTCAGGATGGTCGGCAACTTGTGATTGAAAAGAAACAGGACATGAACAAACCAATCAACGAGGAAGTGTTTGTTATGTATAATGAGGACGACTCTTGGCCTATGGCCTTGTCGTTCTTCGGTAACGCTTTCTTGTTGACAGATAAAGCGAAGTGGAAAAACGATGAAACTAATTAGACGCTCAATATATTCTGGCAACATGCACGAGATGGACTTGCCCATCACCTATGCACAGATACGCAGGTGGCAGGATGGTTGGTCAGTTGACCGTGCCTTTCCTGATTTGACACAGGAAGAGATTGCCTTTATATTAAATGGAACGCTTCCCGATGAGGAAGTCGAGATAGCAATGATGGAGAGAACTTTTAGCGATGTCACATTACACTAACAACCTATGGGAAAAAGATAGAAGGCAACTCTTTAGAGAGTTGTACCACCAGTATATTGAAGAAGGCTACAGCCAGAAGGAAGCAAAGAAAATAGCACGGGAAGAAGCTACAGAGATGTATGCAGACAGCGTGGACTTTGCGATGGATGCCGCAGACAAGGAGTTTGACCAGTGATGAATGATGTACAGTTGAAACGCCACCGTGACTTAGTTCACCGCCGTAGGCTAGAGCATAAGCGGAAAGAACTTGACCCTGATAATCGGTCATGGTACTATGATGGCGATGGAACAAAGCGGGACAAGAAAACCAATGGAGCAGTAGAATGAACGAAAAATCAAAAGGAGTTATATCTGCAGTGCTTGTCATAATCGCATATTTATATTCAATATATTTAATTGTGTAATAAGGAAACAAAGTAATGAACAGATTTATACGGACGAAACAGCAAGAACTAAAGGCACTAAGGCGTAAAGCCATCACTTCACAGAACAAAGCAACGACCAAGAAAACTATGACCGAAGCAATGAGAGAGGTTAAAAATGTATCGCATGATGTATAAGACACAGGGGTCAGCCCCTGCCTTCATGGAAGAGGTGAAGGACGTAAGCGAGTTCCTTCGCTATCGTGAACTGGTTGCCAAAGGCATGGGGTTCGCAACAGAGATAGTGAACGGCAAGCTGTTCCTGTATGACAGGGGCAAAGAGTTTGGCATCTACTACGCAGAGAAAGGTGAATAGATGAATACTGAAAAAGCAAACGTGGTCAGCCGTGGTGAGTGCGGCAAGTGTGGTTCGTCAGATGGTAATGTGCTGTATGACAACGGCTCACGCTACTGCTTTGTGTGTGAGACATACACGGCGGCAGAAGGCTCTGACAGAATTGTCAGTGTCACAGAACGAAAGGTTCATACAATGAATACACCATTGAGTCAGGGGCAGTTCTCTGCCATCGAAGACCGTGGCATCTCGCTTGAAGCAGCGAAGGCATACGGCATCACTGTCGCAGGTGACAAGCAGATATACCCATACTACGATGTCAACGGTCAGCATGTGTCGAACAAGGTTCGTCATGTAAAGACCAAAGACTTCCACGCCGAAGGCCGACTGCCGCAGGCAGGGCTGTTTGGTCAGCAATTGTTTGGTCAGGCAGGAAAGTATATCACACTGACCGAAGGCGAGTTGGATGCTGTGTCTGCCTATCAGATGATGGGTTGCAAGTGGCCTGTCGTGTCCGTCCGTAATGGCGCACAGTCTGCGGTCAAGGATGTGAAGGCACAGTTCGAGTGGCTCAACAAGTTCGAGAACATCGTTGTCTGCTTTGACAATGACGAGCATGGCAACGCCGCCGCCGCAAAGGTTGCGTCCATCTTCGAGCCTAACAAGTGCCGCATCGTCAAGCTGAAGGCGAAGGATGCTAACGAGTATCTCAAGCATGGTAAGACCGAAGAGTTTATCAAGCGGTGGTGGGAAGCGGCTCCATACACACCTGCAGGTATTGTCAACCTCAAGAACTTCGATGGTCTGTACGATGACGAGGACAGGCAGTCAGTTGACTACCCGTACAAAGGCATGAACGAGTTGCTGTATGGTATGCGTACTGGTGAGCTTATCACGTTCACAGCAGGCACAGGTGCAGGTAAGTCCAGCATCATGCGTGAGCTTGAGCATCACCTACTCAACAACACCGACAGCAACATTGGTATCATCAGCCTTGAGGAGAACGTCAAGCAGACCATCTTCCACCTGATGTCTGTCGAGGCAAGCAAGCGGCTCTACATCAAGGAGATTCGTGAGCAGGTTCCACAGGAACAACTCTCACATTACGAGCAAGCTACCGTAGGCACGGGTCGTGTGTTTGCATTCGACCACTTCGGTTCGATACAGACTGACGAAATCCTGGCACGTGTACGCTACATGGTCAAGGCACTTGACTGTCGCTACATCATTATCGACCACCTCTCAATCCTTGTATCAGGTCTTGAGGGTGAGGACGAGCGCAGGAACATTGACAAGATGATGACCCAGCTACGTTCACTGGTCGAAGAGACACAGTGTTGTATGCTTTTGGTATCTCACTTGCGGCGTGCATCGGGTGACAAGGGACAGGAGCAGGGTGTACAGATTAGTCTGTCCATGCTACGTGGCTCACACAGCATCGCACAAATCAGTGACGCAGTGATTGCTATGGAGCGTGACCAGCAGGCATCCGACCCAGTGGTTGCGAACACTACAACCATACGTGTCCTGAAGAACCGCTATGCAGGTGAAACAGGCATCGCTACCTACCTACTGTATGACCGTGAGTCTGGTCGTATGCAGGAGATTGATGACCCTAACGCCGAAGACTTTGACACAGTAGAAACAGGAGATTATCTATGAAACTCAAGCCAATACAAGGCGCAGTGAATATCCCGTTCAGTCGCCAGCGTTACGAGACATCTGACGCACCAGCCAAGGACATTGTGATTGCTTACCTCAAGCGTAATGGTCACGAGATTCTTGACAGCAAAGAAGATTTTTCTGTTGACATCAAGTCAAAGAAAGGCGATAATACATACTTCAGCGAGGTTGAAATCAAGTACGGTTGGAAGGGTGATTGGAACCCTGACTGGAAAGAGATACGCATACCGTATCGCAAGCACAAGCTGATTAACAAAGTGGCTGATGCCGATGGCTTCTTCAACTTCTACATCCTACGTGCTGACCGCAAAGCGGCATGGCGCATCAAGGACAACGTGGTTGCAGAGTCAGAGGTGCGTGAGGCACAAGGACGTAACATTGTGAAGGGCGAACACTTCTTTCACATCCCATACGAGAAAGCAGAGTTGATTGAACTATGAAACGATTAGCAGTAGACATTGAAACAGATGGCCTTGATGCCAAACAAATCTACTGCGTAGTGGCACGAGACTTAGATGAAAAAAGAACCTATACATTTACACCCAACACTCTTGAGAATTGCAAGCAACTCTTTGAGTCTGCTGATATTCTGGTGTTTCATAATGGCGTGTCTTTTGATGCTCCTGTTCTGAAACGATTACTCAATATCAACATACCTCTAGACAAGATACGTGATACGCTTATCCTGTCACAGATGGCTAACCCTGTGCGTGAAGGCGGTCACTCGCTTGAAGCATGGGGTAAGTCTCTGGGGTACAACAAGATAGAATTTTCTGATTGGTCAGAGTATTCCGACCAAATGTTAAAGTATTGCATTAGGGATGTAGAGATTACAGAACGTGTGTACAATATACTTGTGCCAGAGATGAAGAGGTTCTCACCACGCAGCATACGCCTTGAGCATCAGGTTCGTGCAATCGTAGACCAGCAGGAGCGTAACGGCTTTGCACTTAATGTGCCTACCGCCATGCAACTGATGGCTCGACTGTCGGACGAGGCAACACAAATCAAGGCACAACTACAGCAGAAGTTCCCGCCGATTACTGAGATTAGATACTCTGATAAAACAGGTAATCGTTTGAAGGACAAGGTGACTGTGTTCAACCCCGCATCACGCAAGCAGATTGCAGAGCGTCTGTCTGAGTTAGGCTGGAAGCCTCATGCCTACACAGAGAAAGGCCAAGCCATTGTGTCAGAGGAAGTGTTGTCAAAGGTTGACATACCCGAAGCACAGATGGTTGCACGCTTTCTTCTCTTGGAGAAACGTGTCTCACAGATTAAGTCTTGGATAGATGCAGTCGGTGAAGATGGCAGGGTGCATGGTAAGGTTTGGACGCTGGGTACAATCACAGGTCGTATGACACACACTTCGCCTAACATGGCGCAAGTACCAGCAGTATACTCACCTTATGGAAAGGATTGTAGAGATGTATGGACTACTACTTCTAATAATTATGTGCTTCTTGGTAGTGACGCAAGCTCACTAGAGTTG